TTATTCGAATAAATCCAGATTCTGATCTAAATTGAATTTAAGCTTTTCTTCGCCATTTACGATATGACGGATTGTTCTGATTGTCACGCCAAATTTACGGGCAATTTTGGAACGGCTTTCTTTCCTTGCGGCCATTTCACGGATGGTTCTATTACGCATTGCAATCGTGATTGTTGTCGCCATAGGCACTTCTATTGAATTATTCCCTAGATGCTCTGAGAGTAGCTGTAGCTTTGAATAACCGATGATCTGTGAAAGCTCATGATGAATGCCTAAAGCGTGCTTATGGGGTACAAAAACTAAGATGCCACCATAGCTCTCAATAAGGCTCAAAGCTGGTTTTATGCCGATAAGCTTCGCCACAAATGCAAAGTTTTTTGGCATAAGTGCAATGAGTTCTTCATCAGAAAATAATTGTTGTGCATCAGTGATGTGAGGACGATAAACCATAATTGCTCCCGCTGTTATCCCATGTTAAGATTTAGCAGTCTTATGATTTATCTCCTCTTGCTTTCGTCGGTGGGTGGAATTTAAAACCTCAGTGTTGGCGCACTGGGGTTTTTACTTTTTTATTGTTCTGTTCTTTCAATGCCGCAACGTTTGCACCATTGTCGTAAGTGAGTAATGATCATGTCTGCGTGATGGCTGCTCATAAATTGCAAGGCACTTACACCAACTCTTTTCTCTACAAATTTTGCTAAAGCTTTTTCACTACTATTTCTGACCTGACCAGCCCCATGAAGCTGTAACCATAAATGACGGATTAACTTACTTTGGTCATCATTAGCTAAATTCTTAACGCCAGATTTATTTTTTGATTCAACTTCAAAGCCAAGTTTCTTTAAGCGATCCAGTACAGATTCAAGCTGTGCTATGTTTAAATCTTTTGAACTGGTTTTCCCAGTTGTGCTGGTAAGAATGTCTCGGTAAAGCTCATCATCTAAATTAAGCTTTGTTTTGCCAACATGGATTAGCTTGATCAGATTAGCTTTCTTGTTGAATTTCATTTCACACCGTCCCTTGGAATGCTTGGAACAAACCTATAATTGCCAGAAAGGCCAATGTGATTGATGCACCTGCTTTAAACTTATATGAGCGTTTCTCAAATATAGTTAAGCCAGTTTTGTTTCGAGTGGTCCACGCCAATTTAGCCTCTTTAAAGCAAGAACCTAAACCCATGAGGAAGACAGCAAAGTAAGCCAGCACTGTTGCCCAATTCAGCAATTCATTCATGTAGGCGCTCCCAACTTTTCATATTGTTTGCCACCATTCATTGCTTGGTTAAGTTTTGCTGATTTCCCAGATTGTTTACCCGCATGATAATCATTAGCTGCTCTATCATTGAAAGCTTTGCCTTTATTGCGGTCTTTGGGCGTAAATGAACCAAGTTTCCCGCGAGTTTTATCCATATGTTTTTTTATACGTTCATTGGTATTTGCAGGTACTTCAATATCTAAGTCGGTTATTAAGTGCTTAACTGAATCTACCCAGCCTTCACAAAACAAATCTGCACGACGTACCTTGTTTTTTTTGACTGTTACACGTTTTAAGCTATTTTCAATAAAGTTTTTTCTTGAACGAATCACTTGGCGATATAAGACATCGAAAGTATAAGAGGCAACTTCTGGTGCTGGATCGACACCAATAAATGTCCATGTGGCTTTAATGCCCCAAGTACTGCTACCAGAACTAAAAATAGGTTTGCATTGCATTGCTCTAGCTATAGTCATGACTAAGCTTGCTTCCCATGCTTGAGGGACCTTTGTTGCTTTACTTTCGCAACTAGCCTCAACGATATCGAGTAGATCAGGGTCAATCTGAAATTCACGCATCAAAGACTGTGCTTGACGTAGAGCAATTGCTGCTTCATTTTCATTAGCTGATTTAGCCAATGCTAAACATTTTTTGATTTTTTGAATTGCTTCTTCGCGGTTCATGCTCATTATGTTGTCTCCTTAATACTTTCAATCACTTCGGGTGGTAATTTCTCTAAATCTTCAATGCTGATCATTTAAGTTCTCGCTGCTCGTCAGTACTGGATCACGACATCCAGCAGACACAGGCACGAATGCCTGTGTTTCGCTTATTTCAGATAACTCTGTTGAGGTTGATATGTAGTTTGATTGGATGGATCAACTGGTGTTACTTGCCATGTACTTTCAAAAAAGGTTTTACGGCTGGCTTCCATAAATTCCGAAATTTCTGATGCGATTTCTCTTGCATGATTGGCATCATCTGCATCAATAATGTGGTCTTGCGTAAAAGTTTTTGTTACTTCAACTTTAAATTTCATTTTGTTCTCGCTTATGCAACTAGGGTGTTCAAAGCCATTTCGATAGCACGTTGTTGAACCATGTCCCGCGCAATTCTTTGATTGTTACTGTCCAATACGTGGTACTCGAAATAACCACAAAGGTTGAACTTCCGAACGACTTTGAGACCTTTCTTTTCAAGAGCATCTAAGTGATTTACTTTTGTTGCCATTACTTCACAGCCTCTTTAAGAGCTTTACCTGCTTTAAATGAAGGTATTTTTGAAGCTGCAATTTGTAGCTCTTCACCAGTTTTTGGATTACGACCAGTACGCGCAGCGCGTTCTTTTACGGAAAAAGTTCCGAAGCCAATCCAAGAAACACTTCCACCTTCAGCTAAAGCAGCAACGATTGCATCTTCCACTGCTTGTAGTGCAGCTGTTGCCTGTGTTTTAGTTAAATTAGCGTCCATTGCGATGTTTGCGATTAAGTCAGATTTATTCATGGGTAGTATTTCCTTCAGTAGTTGCTTGAGCTTGGTTGAGTGCTGCACATGCGATTTCTGCATGTGCATGGTGGTAGAAATGACCGACTAAAACGTCGTCATCACGGGTGATTGCAAACAGGGCTTGCGGATCATCATTTAGCTGTGGTTCAAGTGCTTTAACTGTGTACATGTTGATATCCTCAGTCTTAGGTTTAATGAGCAGCTGTAGCTGCTGGATCAACGGTTTCAATTTCATAGCCAAAGTTGTTGCGCTGTTTAAGAGTTGCACCAATTTCAGCGATCAATTCAGGCGTGAGTTGTTTAATTGATTCCTTATCTGGTTCGGTTTTAGTGCGGATGCAGTGTTCAAGCTTTAATTGCTTTAGCATCTGACATGTGAAAACTGGATCAGGAATAGTCACACTGGTTGATAAGCGGTAGCCAACCGAACCATGTGTCAACTTTTTACTTTTTATTTGCAAAAACTCAGTTTTGCGGTGATCACAAAATTCTTTAAGTTGAAGTTCATGTGCCTTAACTCGCTCTAGTAGCGGCTTAAGGCGTTCTTTTGTTACCTCCTTAAGCTTGTCGACCTGTTCATTACAAGCAGCTTCTTCAAGTGCAATGTCTCGGTTGAGTTCTGCCATTTGAGCAAGCGTTTTATCCACCGCTTCCCAACTTTGAAGTTGAGGTTCTTTAAGTGCTTTACGTGCCATTAGTTTGTTTGCTCCTCTGTTTCAGCTGCTTTTAATCGTTGGTAACACTGTTCTAAAGTTTCATCTGGTTGTTTGCGCTGAGCGACATGGGCCATGAGTTGTTCTTTAGGAATATCTTTAAGACCTCGTTCTGGCTGCTTCTCATTCAATTGGGTAAAGCCCACCATTTCTTTAAAGCTATAGTTAGGTCGAGCATATTTTTGACGATCATGTTCAGCTTGCTCGGCTGCACGTTCAGCTTCAGTTTTTGCTCGTGGTGCAGCAGCCGCTCGACGTTCTGATGGTGCTGGTGCATTTTCTGGCTTGAATGAGCTGATCACCTCATACAGATAGCCATGGTTTTTTAATGGCAGTTGCAATTTGCCTTGGTCACGACGTTCAAGCATTGTGTTGATTTCCCAGATCCATGCTGCTTTAGGAGCTGGATAACTGTTGTGACCACGATTGATTTGCTGCGCGTTAATATCCGCAGCAATTTCACCAATAAGCTTTGCTGTACGTTCAAAAGTAAGTTCACGATTTTGAGAGCGGAACATCCCCAAATACTTGACCAGTGGCGTAGCTAAATCACCAACCAGATTTAGTGAAGCAACAAACGCTTTGCTGGCTTCACCATGCCCTAATAGGGCATCTAGGCTGTTGGTTGCTCCGCAAGCTGGGCATCTAGTTCTCATTCAATAGCTCCCAACAAGTCGCAATAAAGCGTTGTGGATTGCTTTGATAATTAAGCAAGCACAGTCTTCACCAGAGTCACCTTGTAGGGCTTCTTGGTACAGTTCAAAGAACTCTGGATCATCAGAAATTTTCTGAAGCTGTTCCCATGTAAGTTCATTGGGAATAACTGCATGCTTGTTATCAACTAACTTGTTTATGTCTTTTTTGAAGTTTTCGCGCTTTTGATTAGTGTTCATAGACCACCTCGAAAATGCTTAGATTTGCTTTCAACTGCTGTTTGACAGTCAATGCAAAGCTTTACGTTGCCTAGAGCGCGACGACGCTCTGGAATTTCTGCACCGCAGTCATCACATTCATAGTTGCTGACTTGGTCAAAGTGTTTAATGTTGGCAAGTGCATGGTCTAAATCCTGTTCAGACAAAGTGCTTGCTACGTCTGCAAAATCAGCCATTGCAACCTCCTAATACAGCCATCACGACAGCAACCGAGAAGGCCCAAAGCGTAAAGCTCACAGTGAGTACATTTTTTAAATTAAAATTCATGGCTTAAATCCCCATCACGATGTCGCGGGTGATAACGTCCTCGCCAATTTCCGCTGCGAGGTTCATTGAACTGGTAATTAAGTTGCCAATGGCAAGTGGATATAAAAGTGAGCGTGTGGTTTTGCCAGCGCTATTGATATGAGTTAAGCGATCTACAATTGCTTGAATGCCGTCTTCAGTGATGATCGACTCCAGCTTTTTATCAACGCTTTTAACTCGGTGTTGTAAGTACTCAACTAATGAAGTGTTTGTTAAAGGGTCAAGTGTTACGCTCTCACAGCGTTGTACAACTTCACGAACTGCGGGGTTACGCTCACTTAATTTGTTGGCAAGTTCAGGCTGACCAATTAAGACGATTCCGATAAGTTTTTTGTAGCCGTCTTCTAATTCAAAGAAACGCTTTAATTGTTTAAGAGTTGCGATTGGCAAGCTGTGAGCTTCTTCAATTATCAATAAATGGCTATAACCAGCTTCGCTTGAATTTTTTAAAATCGTATGGACTTGGCGAAAACGACCTTCGGCAGATATGCGTGGTTTTTCTTGACCAGCACTCACCGTATTAATAATTGCTTCAGCAATATGGCTTGATTTAAGCGTCTTACCTTTAATGTCATTATCTTCAGTTGCAATGACGTATGGTTCGATAATCAAAATTGGTAATTTTTCACGACGAATACGGTCTTGAAGGTCGCGTCGTAAAGTCGATTTACCTGAACCTGACTCACCTGAAATTGCAATGAATCCGCCATGTTTAGCTGTCTGATATAAGGCTTGACGCACATAGTTGATGTCGGGATTCAAAAACAGTTCTTCTACCGCACGAACTTCATTTGTGAAAGGGTTATCAAACAAGCCAAAATGTTTTTTAGCTTGTTGAGTCAACGACTGTTTTGCGAGCAACATGGCTTGTTCATCCTCATTTAAAAGTTCATTAATTTGTTTGTTTCCGTGCCGTGCTACTAAAGCGCGATACACATGATCAAGTTCTCTTTCACTTGCTGCTTCAGAGCCAAGTCTTTCGAGAAGCGTTTTTTGTGGTGGTGCATCAAACATTTCGTTGAATGCGTTGTCGATTTCTAACTCGCTAATCTTTGCGTTGACCAAGAACTCTCTAAAACGGGCTTTCACAAAATCAGTATTCTTCTTCGGCCATCTCAGGCAGTTGATGATGATGTTGATCGATGACGGGCTTAGCTGTACGTAACGAGCTAAGTCGGCTTGTATAATTCCGTTGTCTAAAATTAGATCCTTGAGTTTTGTCGAGCAGTCTTGTTGTTTCATGGTTGCTCCTTAACCGACAACGCGAAGTTGTGGTCGTTGTTGTGGAAGTTCTTGTTCAGCCTTGATTGCTTCAGCAATTTCACGTACTGCATCGGCAGGGACTAAACCATCTGGATAAGATTTTTTGAGGGCTTTGTAGTGATCTGTGGTCCACAAGTCACCGATTAAGCCTCGGATTTCTTTTGCAGCTTCTACTGTTGAAATAGGTGCAGATTCACGACGCTGTTGTGGTGTAGTGACTTGCTCGCCAGCACGTTTGATGTAAGTCGGAACTTCAACCGCAGCAACATCTGCCATAGCATTGAGCTGGCCTTCATAGGCTGGTTTCTTCTTGGCAATTGCTTTATCAACTTGTTCCAGCGTGTCAGCGCCATAAGCGTTCTTGAGAATACGTTTGCGGTTTTCGTCAATTGCGCTCTGTGGCATTGCTTTGATTTCCTCACCGATTACAGCGGCATCATTTCCAAAACCGACCCAATCCACTTGCAACGGCTCACATGTGAAAATGACTTCATTGCCGTGCTGATCTTTGGTTAATACATCGATGCATGGCGCACGGTATGGATTCACAACAATCTGCAACTTAGCTTTCGGGTAAACCCCATCAACATGGCGAACGTCATAGTCTTGTGAACCATAGCCTTGAATTGCATGACTAACGGTAAGATTGGCTTTAACTGTTTTTTCAACTGGTACTGTGCTGATAAGTTCTCGGCATAATTCCATCGGTGGAGCAATGCGTAATTGTTCAGGCTTAATGGTTTGCCAAACTGCATTACGGCTGCGCTTAGTGCGACTATGAATTTTGGTTTCATTCCAAAACATGCGCCAATCAGCTGCTTTTGCATTTAACTCTTGAATGTTGTTGATCTGCATGAAACGCAGACGGCCTTCAAACTGTGTTTCAACAATATTTTGAGCGTTTTCAACTTGGCCTTTTGCTTGTGAATTACCAGTCGCATGGGGTATGAAAGTTACATCTAGGCGCTCAAGTAAGTTCCTGAATAATCCACTGGTGTTAGCACAGCCTTTGTCTGTGTAGAGGATATTTGGAACACCGTGCATTGGTTCTTGAGCTGAGCGTTTTTGAATACCGTTTAAGAAAATTTCAATTAAGTTTTCAGAGCTTTCACTTCCGTACACGTACTCAACATAAATTGAGCCTGAATAGTGGTCGGTCATGACATAACGAATTACACGGTCATTTTCGATTTTCTTCACATTGGCAGGTTTGTTCTTGTAGAACTTCTTCTCATCCATCACTTGCATACCGCCTTTAGGCAGGTAGAACAAAACACAGATAGATGCATCGACTTGCCAAACGTGGTTAGGGTGTAGCGATTTTTGCTGTGTATGTGCGGATGGTGTAGCCAGTTGTTTTGGGTGGCACATGTTTTGTTTCATGACACGCGCAACTGTTGCTGCTGATACTTTCGGTGCTTTACCGTCAGCGATAAGCATTTCCAGTGCAGTAGTCATCGGCAATGTCTTTTTACCATTGGCACGGGTTGCTACATGCACCATACCGCCGACCATTTCAGCAACTTCAGTCGGCACAACTGTTTTGCCTTTATCAGAGCGCTGTTTACGTTCAGATTTGAAACCTACTTTTTCAAGTTCACGGTAAAGTTGCGGTTTGCTAAGACTTAAAAAGTCACATGCAGTTTTTACAATCGCAGCTTTCCCACCAAACTCAGCAGCAGTAAGTTTGGCTGCAATCTCACGCAAATAATCTTGTTTTGCTAAGTTTGGGTTTGTCATGATTACTGCTCCACGTCTGTTGCAGTAAATGCAGCAGTATTGTCGTCAGCAGGTAACCATGCTGGATTTACCATGGTTTCAAAATCAATTTGAATTCCGAACTCAACACTAGTTTGTGCAATCTGTTGAAATGCGCTGATAACGAGGGCTTCAAGTTGCTCTTGGATGTTGTAAAGGCCATGCTCGTTAATGGTATCTAAAACTGAGTTGACTGTATTTTTAAAACGTACAGTATCGTTGTGCATGGTGAGGCAAGCGCTGGTTGCTTCTTCTAAAGCTTTAGCAGCAATGAGTTGCTCTTCAGATTCAGCACGTTTTTTGATTTGAACTGGACTCTGAAGCTTTGTGATTTTTGCATCTAGCTCATTAAGTTTTTCGTCTTTCTTTTTAAGCAAAAGGTCGGCTGCATCTTTATCGGCCTTGGCATCGCGTAGAGCTTGTTTAAGTTCACGTGTAGACATGGTGTCAATACTGTCTAATGAAACAGCGCCAATGCTGCCGCCTTGTTCAATAAAATCTAAGTCGTCATCATCTAATACAACTAGTTCTAAAAGTTTTGTTTGAGTTTTTGCTGCTTGTAAAACGGAATTCGAATTCCGATTTGCAAATTTCAAAACGGCTGACATGAACTTTCTTGCCATACGAGGGCTTAAGCCTAATATTTCGATACGCTTTTCAAATTCGCCATGTGCAGTCATTTCTTTAAGGATTAATAAGCGTTTGCCTAATTCCATGCATGCTTCAACTGTACGCATTTGATAAAAGCGAATTTCATCTTCTAATGCACCAACAGTTAATGCACCGTCATAACCAAGTTGAGTTGCAAGCCCCGCTACTGATTGCGTGTGTTGCTGAATTAAGTCGACTTCAGTGATTACTTCATTGCTCATAACGAACCCTTATTAAAACTGTGTATTTAGACGTTGCTTGTATTCATCAATACGAGCTTGAACACGTTCACATTCTTCTTTGCATGCCATACCAAAGCGAACTGCTTTCATGCTTGGTGCATAGTTGCCGTTGTCACGTTTTTCTGCCCAGCCATTTGCTTCGAGCGTTTGTAATGCACGTGTGATAAACACAGGTGTTTCATTTAGGCTTTCAGAAAGTTGTTTATTGCTAACGCCAGCAATGTAGTGACCACGCAACGCGAATAAGACTGTTAAAACTTTTGCTGCTGATTTATTTGGTGAAGTCATGCCCATCTCCTTGAGTAAATTTGATCGACATTAGTTGCTGTTTAAGCTCTTCATTGTCTTGTTCAGCGAAGAACCATTGGACATATCCGAATGTCGTTACGAAGACGATTAGGTAACGAAATGCAATACTTCCTGATTGTTTTTGTCTCATCTCTTTCCCCGTGTGCAAAAATGTGCGAATATGTGCAAAGTAACTAAACAGTGACTTTTTGTTTAGGGTCTGGTTTTAGTCCGAGGGCAACGGCAATCTTATGGGCACGTCCAAAGTTTCCTTTAGATTGACCGTTGAGTACTTTGTAAACTTCTTGTGGGGTGAAACCTTTACTTTCAGCCCATGATGAAACAGGAATGCCTTGTTGGATAAATTCCTGTTTTACTTCTTCGGCAGTTTTTAGGTGCATATTTAGTTTCCCTTGTGTGGCTAAAGTTGCATTAAGTAGAACTTATAGCACCACATTAGTAACTATTTAGTTACTTGTCAATATTATTGGAGTGTTTTTTGTGACTATTGGAGCAAGACTTAAAGAAGAGCGTGAGCGACTGGGTTATACGCAACCAGTTTTTGCTGAATTAGCAGGCACTACCAAGAAAAGTCAGATAGATTACGAGAAAGATTTAACGCAGCCTAAAGCTGGTTATTTAGCTGCAATTGCAGAAGTTGGTGCTGATATTGGCTACATTGTGACTGGCAGAAAAGCCAATCAGTCACTAAATAGTGACTTTGCATGTGAGTTTGATTTAGTCAACGTTTATGACGTTTCTGTGTCTGCTGGCGATGGTGCAGTTTGTCTGGGTGAGACAGAACCTGCTAGTCGATTGGCATTTAGAAAAGACTGGCTTTCAAGACATGGGCTTTATGCAAAAGACTTAGTCATTGTTTATGCCAAAGGCGATTCTATGGAGCCAACTATTCATGACAAAGAACCTTTATTAATCAATACAATTGATAAAGAACTTACAGATGGTTTTATTTACGTTGTGAGAAATCAAGAGAACTTCTGGGTTAAACGTGTGCAACGTCAGTTTAATGAATTGTTATTGTTGTCAGATAATGAAAAATATCTACCAATGAAACTGGATTTAAATGAATCGACAGATATTGAAATTATTGGCAGATGGATACCACCAAGTCGCGGGACTTTTTATTAATGAAAAAACTAATTTTAATAGCTGGCCTACTTGCTTTAACAGGCTGTTCTAAAGAGCCAATTGCTGAAAAATCAAATGACTCAGAGCAGTATGTGTCAGGTGTTACTACGCAGCAAGATGCAGCGGTTTATGCTGAAGAACAGGCTAATGCAGCATCAGATGTGAAAGAGCTAACGCCAGATGAAGCGAAGAAATTTGCGGTTCAATTGCTGAAAAAAATTAATGATGATGAGAAATTCATTCGAGATGCTTATGAATTAAATCAAAAAGAAACTCTTGAAAAATATGTGATGCATGATTGGAATGATTATGTTCAAAAGCCATTTAGTACTGTAGAAGAAAAAATGGGCATTGGTCATGCATATTTTCCTAGCTCTACAGTGATGTATCCATACACTTCATGTGACACAGCATTCACAGATTTAAATTTATATGCCAATGCTCTATACCAACAGATACGTGAAGATACTGCACCTATGCGTAAAATAGTCCGTCAAGAAGAAGATGACTATTTAAAATCAAAGGCTAAATGTGAAGCGCGTGTAAAATTAACTTATGAGCAAGCATTGGCTGAAGATGAAAAAGAATAAACTGAGCGGAAGTCCTTCCGCCTGATAAAAAAATAGCTCAGATAGCAACATAGCCTCATCATTTGATGGGGTTTTTTTGTGAATAAAACTTTTCAAACAGCACTAAAACGAGTGCTTCAACATGAGGGTGGTTATGTGAATCACCCTTCAGATCCCGGTGGCGAAACAAATTACGGCATTACAAAAAGTGTTGCCCGCCAATATGGTTATAAAGGCTCAATGAAAGATATCCCAATGTCTATTGTTGAGAAGATTTATAAGGACCAATATTGGGATGCAATGAGCTGTGACAGTTTCCCATTCTCTGTGGGTTTCCAACTTTTCGATGCGGCAGTTAATCATGGCTTGGTTAATGCTCGGAAACTTCTACAGCGTGCTGCTGGGGTTAAGGACGATGGCATCGTTGGTGACTTAACTTTAGCGGCAGTTCGTAAGACACCTCAACTTACTTTAATTAGTTTATTCAATTCCAAACGCCTTGAATTTTATTCAAAGATTTCAACTGTCAAAGTATTTGGTGGAGGTTGGATGGCGCGGGTTGCTGTAAATCTTAAATATGGTGTGGAGGATGTGGCATGAGTCAATGGAAGCGAATTTTCCGACGTAAGTTAGCCAAAAGTCAAAATGGGTTGGTAAATCAAAATAAACCTGTTGATTCACAATATATTCAAGGTGTTGCAGTAAAGCTCAAAAAGCGCTGGCTTGTACAGAACTGGCGTAGTGGCTGGTTGTGGCTATCTAATTGGATTTTTATAGTTATTGCTTGGGTGGGATACAACGGTGTTCCACCTGAAATTATAGCGCTTATACCAGAGGCTAATCGTGAAAATGTCATACCTGTTTTGTCAGCACTCGGGGTAATTTTTCGATTTATCGATCAAAACCGGAAGAAACCTTTGCCTCCTGCATCCGATACCTTTAAGGAGGATGTATGACTATTGAGCTTGAACCATATCAAGTGTTTTTAGTTCTATCGGCTGTGCTAAGCGCAGTCGCTGGAATGATCAAGCTCATGGGTAGCCAGATTAATAAAAACATTCAGCAAAACTTTGAATCAACAAATCAGAAGATTGAGGAAGTGTCACGTCAAGCTATAAAGGGTCAAGAAGAAGTCCGAGAGCTTGAGCGTAAATTCCTTGAATTTAAAGCTGATATGCCTTTCCGCTACATTGCCCGTGATGATTACATTCGCGGTCAAACCGTTATTGAAGCCAAGCTTGATGCTGTAGCAGAAAAGCTTGAAAAAGTTCAGATTAAGCAAGGAATTACTCCATGAGTTTTGATCTTCAAAAAATCCGTCGTGAAGGTATGCGCTGGCATTTGCTAAATGCCTTAGATAAAGCTCGTCCACTTGGTGCGTTGGATACTTTATTGCTTGATGTAATGCGTGCTTTATACGCTGATACAACCCCACAAGAATTACATGTTCAATTGGACTATTTGGAAGAACGTAAGCTAGTAGAAATTAAAAAGCAGCCTGATGGGCACTGGCATGCAAAGCTAGATCGTTTGGGTATTGATATTGTTGAGTACACCATTGATTGCCAAGCTGGTATTGCCCGTCCAGATAAGTACTGGAACTGAGGTGACACATGGCAAGAGAGTCATCAATTGACCTACTAAGTGCTGAGGATAAATCTTGGCTTGATAAGCGGTTTATGGATCAAGGCTTTTGCGGTTATGAGGAAATCGCCAAAATCCTGCAAGAGCGTGGTTATGATATTAGTAAATCAAGCATTCATCGTTATGGTCAGAAAGTGGAACAAAAGCTTGCTGCGGTTCAGGCCAGTACACAAGCAGCCATGATGATTGCCGATGCTGCGCCCGATGATAGTGATATGCGTAGCTCTGCTGTTTTATCGCTGGTTCAGACTGAATTGTTTAATGCACTCATTGCTTTGCAAGAATCAGAAAATCCAGATGCAGACCCGGCAGATCGAATCATGCTTATGGCAAAAGCTGGTAAAGGAATTGCCGAAATTGCCAAGGCTTCTGTGAACCAGAAAAAGTGGGAATCGGAAGTAAAAGAACGTGTTCAAGCTGCTGCCAAAGCTGTTGATAAAATTGCAAAAAAAGGTGGTCTATCTGCTGAAACAGCAGCTGAAATTCGTAAACAAATCTTAGGGATTGTTGACAAATGACCACTTTAGAAGCTTCACCAATAAACCTGTTACAACCTGATTTTGATAGCGATATTCCTGCGGTTCTTTTGCCATACCAGCAAGAATGGATTGCAGATAAGAGTCCTTTGAAGATTGGTGAAAAATCACGTCGTATTGGTTTGACTTGGGCTGAAGCTGCGGATGCTGCACTGGAGTGTGCAAGTGACCGTTCTGCTGGTGGTCAAAACTGTTATTACCTCGGTTATAACAAGGATATGACAGTTGAGTTTATTCAAGCCTGTGCGATGTGGGCACGTGCCTATGGACTAGCTGCTGAAGAGGTTGAAGAAGGTATTTGGGAAGATGGTGATAAGCACATTCAGACCTATATTATTCGCTTTCCTAAGTCTGGTTTTCGTATTGAAGCATTGACCAGCCGACCATCCAACTTACGTGGTCGTCAAGGTCGAGTCATTCTTGATGAAGCTGCATTCCATGAATCATTAGACGAACTACTTAAAGCAGCTATTGCTTTACTGATCTGGGGTGGTTGCGTCCGTGTAATTAGTACTCATGATGGTGAAGACAATCCATTTAATGAACTAATTAATGAAATTCGAGCTGGTAAACGGAAAGGTACAATTCATCGTATAACCTTCCGCGAAGCTGTCGAGCAAGGCTTATATAAGCGTGTCTGTATACGTGAAGATATTCCTTATGATGCGACTGAAGAGGCCTTATGGGTAGAGGAAGTTTATGACTTCTATGGTAGCTCTGCGGATGAAGAATTGGATGTGGTTCCTAGCAAAGGTGGTGGTCGCTGGTTACCGCATTCATTGCTGGAAAGTAAAAAAGACAGCACAGTACCAGTCATCCGTTTTCATGCACCTAAAGGTTGGGATGACTTTAGTAATGTGAGTGAAGAGGCTCGAAATGCTGAAGTACTGGAATTCTTTAATGAACATTTAAAGCCATTGATTGAAGCTTTACCAAAAAAAACGAACAGTTACTATGGTTTGGACTTTGCCCGTAAAGTCAATGCCTGTTCGTTCTGGCCGTTGGTAGAGCAACCCAATACTAGAAAGCGTATTCCTTTCTTGTTTGAAATGTTCAAAGTTCCATATAAACAACAAGAAGAGTTTTTAAAACTTATTGTTGCGATACTGCCTAACTTTAGCAAAGGTGCACATGATGCTGGAGGTAATGGTGGTTATTTAGCTGAAGCCATGCAGGTTATATATGGTGAACGAATTGAGGCTATCATGTTGACTGAAGTATGGTACCGTGAAAATACACCACACTTTAAAGCCTCACTAGAAGATGGTGATATTGAAAACATGCCAGCGGATCAAGATGTCTTAGAAGATCACCGGGCATTTGTGATGGTTAATGGTGTAGCACGTATTCCAGCACAGGGTAAATCTAATTCAAATAATAAAGAGCGTCACGGTGACAGTGCTATAGCCCATTTGCTGGCTGATTATGCCAGCAACCATCCTTCAGCACCGATTGAGTTCATTCCGCTACCTTCTAGAGAAGAAATTGAAATGAACCCAGATGATTATGATGGTTGGTTTAGTGAGGCTGGATGTTATTGATCTTTAGTCTTATCCCAGAAAATATGTGGGAAGTTTTCAGGGATTTCTGGAATATCAATTGTTGTTAATCTACTTGCATCAGGTATCCTTACACCAAAAACAAACTGAATTTGTTCTTGGTTGTGAATCTGTTCTGGGTGCCAAAGAATAAATGCTTCCGCAGGTCGTTGTAAGTAAAAAAGCCTTAACTCATTAGAGTTATATGTAAACTCATCATCTTTAAAATATTCATTCAATGAATTATTAACTAGTTCATAAACATAATTGAGTTCTTCTGTATATGCCTCTGAAGCATGGGGTTTTAAATAAGCAAGAACCCGTGGTTTACCATCAACACTGAAATGAAAGATTGGAATTTCCCACCCCATATTATTTCTCCTAATTAGCTGGAAATGCTTCCGCCTGAATAATAAGTATTAAAAATATAATAATTCAAAACGAGGTGACGACTCTTGTTGGAGCAAGAATCGCCCCCTTTGGTAAAAGTGCTACCGCAGGCTTAGCCTCGTTACTGTGCACACAGTTATTGCAGGCTATCAAAAATGAAAAAGTTTTGCAGTAGGTGAAATAATGAAAACCAAGCCAATTGTTCCTTGGATGGGTGGTAAGCGTCGTCTGGTGTCGCAACTGATTGAAAAAATGCCAGAACACCAATGTTATGTAGAGTTATTTGCAGGTGGTGCAGCTTTATTTTTTATGCGTGAAGAGCAATCAAAAGTTGAAGTCATTAATGATTTAAATGGTGAGCTGGTGAACTTATATCGAGTTGTTCAGCATCACCTTGAAGAGTTCGTGCGTCAATTTAAATGGGCGCTGGTCAGTCGCCAGATGTTTGATTGGCTTAAATCTGCAAGTGTTGAAATGATGACTGATATTCAACGTGCGGCTCGTTTCTACTATTTGCAACACACGGCATTTGGAGCCAAGGTGTCTGGTCAAACATTTGGCACGAGGACCGCAGGCAGACCTGTGAATTTACTCCGAATAGAAGAACAATTGAGTGAAGCGCATTTGCGTCTCTCCGGAGTAACAGTTGAGCATTTAACTTGGGATGCATGTCTACTGAAATATGACCGTTCTCATAGTTTTATGTATGCCGATCCACCGTACTGGAAATTGGCTGGCTACGGTGTTGGTTTTGGTTTGGATCAATATGAAAAAATGGCTGAGCTAATGAAGACCTGTAAAAGTCAAGTCATGCTCTCGATAAATGATCATGAAGACATGCGTGCCACATTTGATGGGCTAAATATTGCAACCACCAAAATTAAATATTCAGTGGGTAATTCTGGCTCGGGACGTGATGAAAAACAGGAACTCATCATCACTAATTACTGAAGCATGGTGTTTATAGATTTATAAATCTTTATAAACGCTCTTTACGGCATTTGTTTTGTATTTTGTTGCAATGATCCGTAAAACTAAATAAGTCGCTTAAATCGCAAATGAACGTATGAAATTGGGCGGAAGCATTTCCGCCTGATTTTTTCCCTCTATAAGTCTAACAATAATGCAGAATCCACAATCTGTTTTTCATCATGGCTAAAAAAGACCGCACTTCAAAAAAACAAAACCTCTCTTCTCTTGAAACACGTCAAACAGCAGAAATTGCTTGGTTACAGACTCAGTGGCAAGAGCATCCGGTAGTTGGTATGACGCCCCAGCGTTTACATCAGTTGCTGACAGATGCTGAGCAAGGCAATTTACAGGCTCAAGCAGATTTGTTTTGTGATATGGAAGAGCGTGATGGTCACATCTTTTCTGAGATGGATAAGCGGAAAAAAGGTGTCAATGGCTTAGATTGGAATGTAAAGCCACCTAGAAAGAACCCAACACCTCAAGAAAAAAAGATTGCAGAGGAAGTTGCTGAATGGATCGGCGATATTAAAAATTTAGAGTTGGTTTTTTACAATGCCCTTGATGCTATTGGTCATGGTTATAGTTGCCAAGAACTTGAATGGGAACGCCTTGGTAATTTGTGGCTACCGAAGGAGTTTTATTACACCATTCCAAGAAATTTTATGACTCCACATAACCAACCGAATTGTTTGCGTATCAATGATGGAACAATTGAAGGTGCTGAATTTTGGGACTTTGGTTGGTTTATTCATAAACATCAAGCGAAGTCTGGTTATATTGCCCGATCTGGCTTGCATCGAGTTTTAAGCTGGCCTTTTTTATTTAAAAACTATGGTGTCCGTGATGTGATGGAGTTTTTGGAAACTTATGGCCTCCCGAGTAAAATTGGTAAATATCAAGAAGGTGCAACACAAGAAGAAAAAATGACTTTGCTCCGTGCAGTTATGAGTATTGGGCGTAATGCTGGTGGGATTATCCCTAAAGGCATGAGTATTGAATTTGAAAAGGCCACAAATGGTGATACCAAAAACCATTTTGACTTAGTGGACTGGTGTGAGAAGACAGAATCTAAAGTCATTGTTGGCGGTACTTTACTTTCTCAGGCAGATGGTAAAACCAGTACTAATGCCCAATCTAATACCCACGAGATTCAATTTAGAGCAATTACTAAATCTGATGCAAAACAGCTTGCACGCTCTTTAAGTGACAATTTAATTGCACCGATGATGCGTATCAATTATCCAGAGGTTCCAAGAGACCGTTACCCTGAATTTTGGTTTGACACTTCTGATACTGAAGACATGGAGAGTTTCAGTAATTCCTTAGACAAATTGGTAAGAGTTGGGCTTCGCATCCCTCGTAGTTGGGCGCATGGGAAATTGGGTATTCCTGAACCTGCCGATGATCAGGAACCAGTACTTGGGATTGTGCAACCACCTAGTCAAATACCAAACCTTGCTTTGAATACCTTCCAGCCAAATTTATTAAACAGTTTGATTGCTGCAAACTCTGCCCAGTTGCCTGTTGAGGAACAGGCATTACAACTGCTAGTGAAAGATCAATCTGAGAATGCACAAGCTACCGCTGAAGACTGGACCAAGCAATTATTGGCAAAGATTGATGCTGGCAATGAAGAGGAAATATTAGCAATCCTTCAGGATGTTTACCCGGCAGATGATGAACCGGCTTTGCAGGAAAAATTAACCCGTTTAATTTTTGCAGCTGAAGTGATGGGTCATTTAAGTGTTCAAGCGGAGCAAAGCTAATGCCTACCGCTCAACGCCCAGAGTTGAATGCTCTATTCAACTTGGCGCCTGAAGATGCCATTTCTTATCTTGAAAAAAAGGGTTTTAAGATTGGTTGGGATTGGCATGAAACCCTTGATAATGCGCATAGCAAAGCATTTACCGTTGCAAAAGTTGCCCGCATGGATTTACTTCAGGATATCCGTCAATCATTGATCAGTGCGATGCAGCAAGGCCAAACACTGGAGCAATGGAAAGCCAGCATTACTCCAACACTTCAAAGTAAGGGATGGTGGGGAAAGAAAACAGTCATAAATCCTGAAGGTCGTGAACAAGAGGTTCAGCTGGGAAGCCCACGACGTTTGCGTACAATCTACGATACAAATATGCAATCTGCGTTTGCAGCTGGGCGCTACAAAGCCATGATTATTGGCAGTGAAACTAGGCCTTATTGGGAATGGCGACATATTACGATTAGTAATCCCCGTAAACAGCACGTTGCCTTGAATGGTCGATTATTCCGTTTTGATGATCCATTTTGGGGTGTTGCATATCCACCGTCAGAATGGGGTTGCAAATGCCGGGTAATTGCCAGATCAGCAAGAGAAGTTGAAGGCAAAGAGATTTTATCAAGTGACGGATATGAATCTGCAATATATGAACGTGTGGGTACAGATCGTAATACTGGTGGTGATGTCCTTGTTAAGCGTACACAGTTTGATATACCCACCAAGGACGGCAACTTATCATTTGCTCCAGCTGCTGGGTTCAATGGTTCGCCAGCCTCTAGCTATTTGATGAATGATGTAATGGTACGTCGTGCAACTGATTTAATGGGTGAAGCCAAGGGATTAAAACAGGCACAGCAGTTAATGACTAATCAGAATCTTTCCAAAGTTCATGAGAGTTTTGTGAAAAATGCTCTGAGCCTTTCTAAACCGAAAAAACAGATTAGCCCAGTTGGTGTACTTCAATCTGATTCAGTTGGGTTTTTATCTGCACAGGGTCAATCACTTGAATCTAAAATGGTTTGGATGCGTGATGATGTGATTGTAAATAAAAAATACTCTGATATCTCTATGTCTACGTTGAGTGCATTGCCTGATTTAATCTCCAAGGTAGAGCAGAAACTTTGGGATAAACAAAACCAAACCCTATTTTATTTATTATCAGATGATGTGGTTGTTGAGTTAAAGATTGAGTCAGGTCATTTGCAAGTTTTACGTATCTTCAAAGGCATGCCTTCCAATGATTTTGAGGAGATTAAATGAGCTTTATTCAACTCAAAGATGATGCTCTGATTGACCGAATGGCGCAGGCTGCTGATCGTATGGTTGACACCACGCCACTATCAGCAGCAATTGCAAACACATTTGCAACCATCACGGATGACAACTTTGATGCTGGTGGGCGTCCTAAATGGGCTGGGCTTTCTCCGGATCGGTCAGAACCATCAAACCTGTACAAATCAGGGAATTTACGACGTAGTATTACGACTCAACATACCCGTGACCAAGCCATAATTGGAACCATTGTGCCTTATGCTGGTATTTTGCATTTCGGAGGTAAAACGAAGCCCCATGTGATCCGCCCTAGAAATAAACAGGCATTGTCATTCAATGGCATGGTATTTAAACAAGTAAATCACCCGGGTAGTAAGTTCCCAGCACGTCCATTCTTGCCGATGGATGAACATGGATTCTTACAACGTGAAGCTGAAGATGCTGTCTTTGATGATGTTGATTTCTACTGGCACAAAAGCTTTGCATAAAAATAATTAAAACTGGGCGGAAGTGCTTCCGCCTGATCTTTTCTTTCTCTCCAATCTAATCTCATAACATCTTTTTAAAAGTAGATGTTATGCCTAAATCAATTCTTGTTGCTTCATGCTCATTTGACTTGAATGCTACATCAACTCGTCTAGTTCTTGTTCCGGAAGGAACATTTAGCGGTGTAGATGGACGACCTTTTGATGCACCGCATTGGATACTTACTCCAGAGCGTGGTGAGCAGATTGTTGCTGCATTAAATCAACGTGCAGTTGATATGGTGATTGATTATGAACATGCCACATTGAAAGCACAGGAAACTGGTGAACCAGCTCCAGCATCGGGGTGGCTCAAGGCAGCATCTTTTTCATACATCAAGGGAGTTGGCATATGTAGTACTAATTTTAAATGGCTCGATAAGGCTAAAGACCATATTGAGAAGGAAGAATATAAGTATTTATCACCCGTTCTTTTTTATACCAAAAATACTGGTGAAGTCGTTGGGCTTCACAGTGTCGCATTAACCAACACCCCGAATTTAGACAATCTGCCCGAGGCTCAACTTGCTGCCTTGGCACAGGATTATTTTACCCAAAATTCACCACAGGAATCTGAAATGGATGAGTTATTAGAAGCTCTGCGCTGGATGTTAAATCTGCCATTGTCTGCAACACCAGAAGAAATTAAGGCAGAACTTGACAAGTTGTCAGCGAAAATTCAAGACCAAACAGGTGTGACAGTTGCTGCAAATGGTCAGAACCTTTTTGACGCCATAGCTGCAATTGAACAGATCAAAGTAGCTTCAAACAGCCAAGCTACAGTTGATATGACTCAATTTGTTCCAATGGCTGTGTATCAAGAAGCTATTGCAAATGCTGGTAATGCTGTTGCAGCTGCAAAAGAAAAAGAAATTGATGACCTGATCTTGGCTGCGTGCAGTGATGGCCGTCTGACTGGTGATGCAACCATTAAATATTACAAGGATCAGGCAAAAACTAATCCTGACTTTGTGAAAGCACAGATTGAAGGCTTGCCAATCATTGCAGCTTTAACTCAACGCCAAACCACAACAGTGGATTTAGGCAAACAACAACCTCAACAGACAGATGAATTGAAAGATGAAGTCTTTTCAATGTTGGGTGTAAATCAAGCTGACGTTGACAAGTATGGAGCATAAGAAATGACTAAAGCTACAGCAGGTATTAATACCGAATATCGTGATGGAATTCTATTTCCAGTTTCTTTAGCAGCGGCAGCTATTGTCTTACAAGGAACTTTTGCTGTTGTAGGGCCTGATGGCTTAGCAATTTCTTCAGCAGCTGTTGGTGGAGATGATCAAACCTGTATTGGCATTTGGGAAAACGATGCGGCAAACACTCCGGAGGCTGGTCAAGAGTACGGGATTGTGCGTCGCAATAAGCATGTCCTTGTTTCAAACTCTTCTGCCGATCCAGTTACACAAGCTGAGTTAGGCAAGCAAATCTATATCGAAGATAACCAGACAGTAGCCAAAACAGATGGTGCTGGAACACGTTCAGTAGCTGGGCGTTTCATGGGATTTGATACTGAATATACAACCCAAGTATGGGTGGAGATTGCATAATGAAATTTACTGCACAAAATGCTAAGCAAGTTTTGGCCCATCTATTTACCGGTTTCAAAACAACTTTCAATAAATCTTTTACCGAAACAGAAACGACATGGCAGCGTATCGCTACTGAAGTGCCGTCTCAAAGCAAAGCAGAAAATTATGCTTGGTTAGGTAAGTTCCCAAAGCTACGTGAATGGATTGGTGACAAAGTCATTAAACGTCTTGAAGGTTATGGTTACACCATTACTAACAGAAGCTTTGAATCAACTGTAGCTGTTCATAAACATGAAATTCAAGATGGTGACATTCTAGGTCTACCTATTATTTTTGCCTCTATGGGTGAGGAAGCTAAACAGTTTCCACAGGATGTTGTTTTTGAAGCCTTAACCACGGGATTTGAAAACAAGTGTTTTGACGGGAAAACATTCTATGCCACAGACCATCCTGTCGGTGATAAGAAAAAGTCAACTTTCTCAAATAAATTGACCGCAAAATTGTCATGGGCAAGTTTGGATGAAGCTAATGCCAGCTTCGGTGCAGCTAAAACGATGATGACCAGTTTAAAAGATGAAAATGGTCGTAGTTTAAAAATTAAGCCTGATTTATTGGTGGTTCCGCCTGCACTTGAATCAGTTGCCACCGCGTTAATGACAGCCGCTAAATTTGCTGACGGCACTGAAAATATCTACAAAGGTAATGTTGAAGTATTGGTAGATGCTGGCTTGGCTACAGATACGGAATGGCATTTGCTATCAACGAAAAAAGTCATCAAACCGATTATTTGGCAAATCCGTGAGAAAGCTAATTTAGTGTCTCAAACAGACATTGAGTCAGGCGATGTATTCAAACGTGGTGAGTATTTATTTGGTGTCGAAGCTCGTGGAGAAGCTGGATACAGCTTGCCTCATCTAGCTGTCGGTTCTACTGGTACTGGAGCTTAAACCATGAGCTATGCAACGGCAGACGCGATGATCAAAAAGTTCGGTGAGCATGAGTTAATTCAACTCACTGATAATGTTCAGCCTTATCAAGATGTCATTAATTACGACAAGCTCAATGCAGCATTGCAGGAAGCCAACTCTGAAATTGATGGTTACCTGATGAGTCGCTATAAGCTGCCGTTGCAAACTGTCCCTCCATTTCTTGAAAGTCTGGCTTGCCATATGGCGCGTTACCATGCATGCACAGGCGCAATGACTGATGATGATCCGATCCGCACCCGTTATGAAGATGCTGTCAATAAACTGAAAGATATTTCAAAAGGTATTGTTGGCGTGGGTGGTACGCCAGCTGGTCAATCTGAACCAGTAAAGACCTCATCGAATAATGTGATGTTCCAAGTTGGACGACATGATTTTGGGGGTAAAGGCTGGTGACTAATTTAAGTGTTGTTGAACAAGCCTTTAAAGATGTCATGTCAAAGCAGATTACTGACAAAAAATGGCCTTGGGTGCGTGAAATCAAGACTTATGCGGGTGAATTTGATGATGGTATAACCGCTATTATCAAAGTACTTCCTGCTGTTTGGGTGGTTTTTGAGGGTTCGGGAACACCAAAAAAGATTAGTTTTAACAAGACTCAATACCCTGTGAAATTTGTTGTGCTTGTCGGTGCACGCTCTGTCCGTAATGAGGAAGCTCGCCGCCAAGGTGCTGGGCGTGATATCGGGACATACGAAATGTTAGACCGTGTTCAGAAACTACTGATTGGTAACAACCTGTCTTCCGTTGGTGTAACTGGACTGGAACCTCTTGAACTTGGTCGCACCAAAACAATCTTTAACACCAAAACACGTGAACAATCAATTAGCGTGCTTTCTCAAGAATTTACAACGCAATACACAATTACTGCTTCTGATCGTGACCGTGAAGAAGAAGAAACTATCGGTGAAATCCACCGTATCAATGTCGATTATTTCTTTGAGCCGGGTGATGACGTTAAAGACGCTTCTGATCTGGTTGAACTGAAGGAAAATAAATAATGAGTATTCCTGCTGGTATTAAAACACCGGGCGTTTATACAGACGTCAATATCAATACCCTTCGCACAGGGCTTCCAGCCAATGAGCAAAAAGTACTTTTTGTGACGCTAGATGTTTTGTCCGGGCAACTTACCCCAGTTGATGTTTATGACACAGCTGGAGCCGATGCTAAGTTCGGTACAAATTCGCAAGCTGGTCGCATGATTAAAGCTGCGGTTAAGACCTATCGTCTTGTTAATGCTCAAGCTGTAGCACTTGCTGTTGACGGCTTTCAAACGCAAGCTGCTATTCAGACCGAAGGTGGAAGCGCGCTTCAAACTGAAGGCGGTGCTTTGATTGAACCGGAGTAAGTTATGGCTCAACAAACTGTTGTAATTGAAGTACCAGGAACTCCAATTAGTGGGTTAGAACCAACTTCTAGTGTAACTGCTGGAGATGTAATTCCACTTGTGCAGGGAGAAGAAACAAAAAAAGCTCCTCTTGAACAAGTTGTTGATCTTGTTAAAAAAGGTCTAGGAACAGCTGCATTAAAAAATGAAAATGACTTTGCAACACCGACTTCCGTTACAGAAGTAAGTCAAGCTAGTCAAATGCGTGATGATGCTCAGAATGAACGTATTGATACGCTTGAGTACCTTCAACAAACAACGTCTGGCGGTTATTATAAATCTTATCTAACTCTTGCTCAGGCAAATGCTGATATTGCCAATATTCCTTTAAATGTCACAGTGAAGGTGATGTCTGCAAGTGAAGGTGGTGATTATTTTAAAGATGTTGCAAATGCTACAGCTTTAACAAAATCTCCATATGATCTTGAAAAAATCTTTAACGGTCAGATTGACTCTAAAACCAATATCAATTTGTATCGTGGAATCAATGCACATAATGCTAATTTGAATGCGAATAGTTTTGATAAGACCACAACTAAACTAGATTATGGTTCTACTGGCTTTAGATATAAGAACGCCAATTTAACTGGTGGAGTCAATATCCCCTTTAATGGCGAGTTGCGTTCTAAAGTTCAGGTATGGGTTAAAGTAACATCTGCTGCCCTTAATTCAGGAACCATGCGATTCTTAGTCCAAGCAATTAAGAATGATGGAACTAATTTTTTAAGCCAATATACCAATATTCCAGATGGCACAGTGGGTTGGTTTAAATTAGCTGAGGTCGCTTTATCTGAAGCAAACAGAGCTGTATTTAACCGCGTAACTATCACTCCACAGGTAATTAGTGGTGCTGACCTTTCTGGCAACGACTACTATGTTGGCGAATCAGTTCCGACAGTTCCATTTGTACGTGTTCGTGAACCCTTAGATCGAATCATTGCGCGCACTGCAACTCGTAAGAGCTTATTGCCAACATGGAAGTCTTATCCAGCTGCAACTGGTGTTACCATTAATGAAAATGGGGACATCACTATTGCGCCTGGTATTTCATACCCAATTACCTTTACAGTAGAAAATGCAAGTCGCATTAATTACTGTGGCTATATTGACCAAGTGGCAACTGGTGATTGTCGCTTGTTCTTCCGAGGCTATCGAGCTGCAACGCCAACAACATTCCATGATGTTCCGTACTTCCCTACATCTATCGGTGGAATAGAGTTTCTAGGAGCAGTTCAGTTTGATGCTTTAGTATCAAGTGTTCAATTGACAATTAACAACTATAGCACTACAGACTCAATCACATTACGGTCTTTTGATATCTGTTATGACCCGGTTGCTACAAATGGAAAGCTTAAAATTGGAGACCGTCTTGATCTAACGAAAGTGAAGTCAGACATTATTCAGGCTGTTGCAGCTAATAAGCCACAACAGAACTTTAGTACTTTTCCTAACTTTGAAGTTGTAGCAAAGAGTGCAGATGGTAAGCGATATGCCGTTAATAATGCTGTTTATCAAGAAAGTGTTAAAAATGGTGGCATTAAGCAGGGTGTAAAATATTACATAAGTTTGCCTGACTCGATTGCAACCTTAGGTACTGGTACAGCCAAACTAACAGTATTTCACATTAAAGCTGACGGCACATCGTTAGGTGGTGCATCGACAGACTTTGCGTTAAATGGCGGTGTGATTAACAGATCTATTACTACCACTTCTGAAACAGCGGCAATATGTTTACGTATTGATCTAACTGGTAATGCATCTGTTCAGCTCGGTAAAGTTATTATTTCAGATGTGATCTATTCACCGGACTTAGTCTTTCAAGATTATTTTAGTGACGATAAAACCGGTACTATTATTTCTGAATGGGCTTATCCAAAACTTACCGGTTTTACTAAGCAGGGATTAGCGGTTGATTATCCTATACTCGAAGAGGATGGGGATCCTGTTTTAGTAATTCCAAATACAGCTGCGCCAGACAAGGGGCAAGGTGTTAAATATATTGTTGATTTGCCGCTAGGTGCTGCTTATTCAACATTTATTACTTTTCTTGCAAAGACTAATTACTCAAGTACAAACCCTACGAAATGTTGGATTCGTTATTTCAGAGAGGGTTCAGCTACTGAAATTAGTGCTGTTATTTTTCCGCTTATCATCAATAGAGACGGATCTTGGACGTTAAATAGAATTGCATTACCGGCACAACTTGGTGGATTTAATGTTAAGTATGTTGAATTGTATTTATACAATGATTCAACAGCTACAGAACCACTTTATTTAAAGCGTTTCATTCAAACTCAAGGGATTCATAACCCTTATGTAAAGTTCATTAAGTCTTTAAGTGAAAAAGCAGTGACTGGCTTATCTGATTTCTTGCGGCTTAAAGATGCGCTAGGTGAGCAACCACAAACTGTTTTTAGTGTAGGACGTCAGATGTTTAGACCGCTCAAAACAGTTCAGCAAACCGTTTCTGATTATGAATTAATAAATGGTCAATCATTATTACCTAAGCGTTTATACAACCTTAGACATATTGATACAGACGGCTATTTAATTGCATTCATTGATCGTGATGACAACGTCTATTTAAAAAAGGGTACGGCATTATATAAAACTACTGTAGATGACTTGAGCTCTCGATGTGTTTCTACATCAATCGTTGGTGATGAAAATCGAGGTGTATTTAATAGTACGAACCTTCCTTTAATCAATCCTAATATTCCCGGACAATGGCTAAGGGTTACAGGGAATGGGACTTTAGTGTCTGTGAGTAGATCGATTGCTCATTATTCTATAGATGGAGGGCAAAACTGGATTGAGGCTACAGGTTATCAAAATACAAATGGCGACAACTATAACGCATGGGGCGTTGATTGTTCTGATGATATCGTCATTACTTCGGGTTACAAACTTGCAGCAGAGGGGCGAGGAACAGGGCGAATTAATTTCTCTAAAGATAATGGGAAAACATATCAAGTCATCCTAGATATTGAGACATCATCTTTTATTGATAATGCACGCCGCGGTTCAATGCATATCCACTCGGTTAAATATGATCCATATTGGGAAGGCGTATGGGTGATCATGGGTGATGGCGCCTTTAATAACCCGAATACTTCAGTTACATCAAACGTTTGGTTTATCGAAAACCCTGGCACTGCTCAACAAAATATGATCAGTTATGATTGTCGCGGTCAAGATTGGACAAACGAGCAGCACGTTTCAGTATTCCCAATGCAAGATTGCATCTTGTTCGGCTCGGATGCGGCCCCTACTGGGTTGTACAGAATGGCGCGCACAAAGGATGTTAAAGCATTCCGTGATGTTGCTGTGCCGATCTCAACTGCGCTTAGTCACTATGGTTGTGGGGGATACCAACACCAGCACTATTTACCTGCCGCAATTTACTTTGGTAAAGCAGGCGAATCTACGGTAAGTTTGAATGACAAAGTCTTTTTAACTTATGATGGTGTGAATGTTGTTGAAATCTATACTGAGCCAGAAACAAGCAATACACCATCTGGAAAAGTAAACTCTTTCGCATTTGCCCTAGATAAATACTTTATCTTTGAACGTCGTACTGACGCGCGGTTTGCAAGTGGCAACACTTGGGTCGTGGCTGATATTCGTTATATTCGTTAATTAGGATTTAATCATGACTCTTCAAAATACACTCGATACAATCAAACCACTTGGTCACACAATCATTGCTGTATCAGCCCCTCCAGCAGCTGGAACTGACACAACAGCATGGATCGACCACTTAAACTCAGTCAGTGACTCAATTGAGCAACGTCCAGCAATTCTGGTTATACCGTTCTCTGACATCGTTGCTGCTGAAACCTTTGCTGATCAAGCCCCTGTCAAAACAAACTACCGTGTTGTTGTTGTTTGTTATAACGGTGCGGCTGGTCAGGAACCTGAGCTAGCTGGTGCAATGGCTGCTGCTTTAGCTAACTCTAATGACCCAGCATTACCATTCGATGGTGTTAATCTAGGAGGCATTACACCCGTTGCTGATGAGTTCAAACTGACATTTGAGCGAATGGAAGCAGCGATGAATAAAGGTGTTTGTATGATTGAGACAGGCGCTGATGGTAAGCCAGAAATTGTACGTGCTATTTCAACTTATCGTATGAACCCGGACTCAGGTGAATCAGATGACTTGATGCTTGATATCAATGGCGCACTGGTTGTGGACTATACTCGAAAAGTTGTTCGTCAGGACCTGAAGAAAGAACGTCGTCGTAAAAACACAGCAGCCCAACGTCGTAATGTCAAATCTATCATTTCTGCACGTGTGATCCAGCTTGAAGACGCGGAAATCTTAGAAAATGTCCGTGATAATCTGGATGAAATTATTGTGTCTCCTGATGCTACAGATGGCTACCGTGTAAATGTCAAAATCCCTACTTACTGGGTACGTGGTATGCATGTAATTGCAACAACGCTTGATATTTACTAATTATCCTATGAACTTTCAAAAAGGCCGCTTATTGCGGTCTTTTTTCATATTAAGCGGAAGTCTTTCCGCCTGATTCTATTTTTATATGCATTAGACAATGAGCCATCTTAAAAAAGAGTGTTGAACAATGTCTGAAGATGCAGTTGGTGCAATCGTCATGAGTTTTAACGGGCTGGATTATGACGTTGCTCGTTTTACATCAGCAATTACTACGGGCAACCGCCCAGTCCCTACAATGAACCGTAAAAAACGGGTGAAGTATAAATCAGAAGGCATCACAACCTATCAATTAACAGCTTCTGTAGTCATTCCTAATGGTAAGGATTCAGTTAATTGGTTAGCAGTTAAAGATGGTCGTCTTTCTGTTGAATCGCCTGATGGTAATTACCGTGAAACCTTTATTGATTGTAACGTGCAGTCAATTAGTAAGTCATATGAAGTAAATGGTGAAACCATGCGTGACTTGGAAATGTTCTGCTTAGATTATCTTGATGAAACACTATAGGTGTATGAAAAATGAGTCAAATTGAAGGTACTTTACCCAAAGCTTTGAAAAAATTAGTCGGTCAAACTGATATTAAAAGCCGAAATATTGTGATGCGTCAGCCTACTGCAATTGAGTATCTTAGTGCTCAAGCAAAAATTGAAGTTGGTCAATTTGTTCATATTGCTGATCTGGCATCGATGACTAAACTTGTTGATGATGAAGGTGATGAGCATGAAATCACTTATGACATGCTGGGTCATTCATCCCGTGCGAATTTGAAATACCTTGAAGCCTTACGTGATGCTTTAGATGCAAAGGAAGCAGCCGAGAGTTCCGAGCAAGAGCAAGAATCCTCAGAAGACTGATGGATATTGGTGTGCCTTATGATCGAGCGGCTGATATGCCGCTCGATCAGGCTGCGGCCTTACTCAGTGATGAGCGGCTTGATAATACTCATCAAGAAAATACACCTAAACCACAAGCATCTGTCACCACTCAAGCCCAATCAAATGGGTCTAGTTCTACCGTGACCAAAACTTATGTGTCTAATGTTCGTAGACATTCAAAACCAAAGGGCTAAGCTATGAGCGGAAGTAACTCTACAGTTTCTTTGACTTTGCAGATTAAAGGTCATCAAGCTGCCCAAGAGATGAAACGCATCTCCGACCAGCAAATTCAAGCCACCACTAAAATTAATACGCAATGGACACAGGTTGCCTCTGCTCAAGCTAAGTTTGTAAATACAGCTAAAGTTGGTACACGTGAGACTTTGAATACAGCCCGTGCCGGGGACCAGTTACTACGTACAAACAAGATGCTTGAGGGGGTTTTACGTCAACAATCAATTCAGACAAAACTTCAAAACCAGCTTTTAAAACAACAGGTTGGTTCAGTACAACAGCTAGCAAACTGGTCAAAACAGGTTGAACAATCGAGTAAGCGTACACATCAATCAACCCAGCAGACAATGTCATTGTGGCAAAAAGGTTCTGCTATTGGTGGGGCTGTAATTGGTGCTGGCTATGCTCTACAGCAACCCATTAAACGGACTGTAGATTATGACCGCGATTTACATTATGCAGCTCAAACATTTGCTGATCGGCCAGAAGATTGGGGTCCTGCTAAAAAATGGATTAATACAATCGTCACAGGTAATGCCATTAATGGTGGTGTTACTAGGAATGACGCATTCTTAGCAATGGAAACTTTAATTGCTGATGGTTCATATTCTCAGGGCAGTGATTTAAATAAAAATAAAGCTGCTTTAGCAAAAGCTCACTATGATGCTGCCCGTTCTGCATTGGCATCTGGCGGTGAAATGCTGGATTTTGCAAACGTCGGTCTGACAGCACGTAAACGTGGACTAGATGAAAAATATGTTCAAGCAATGGTTATCCAAGGCGATGCTGAAGGCAGCATGCGTGCAAAAGACCTTGCAAAAGTTATTAATCCCCAGTTAGGTCTGTTACCTAAAGACCCTGCGAATAATGCACGTTCTGTTGCCCAATTAGTGGCTTTAAATGAAGTAGCGATGACTACAGCTGGTGATGCTAATGATGCTGGGACAAATGTAAAAAACCTGATTAGTAAATTATCATCTAGTGATACAAGTAAGCGTTTAGCAAAAGAATATGATATCGATTTAGCAAAGCGTACAGCGTTGGATAAGGGCAAAGGGAAAACATCATTAGATACATTTCTTGATATCGCAGAAGAAATTATTAGTAAAAACCCTGAAATGCAACGAGTTAAAGCTAATTTAGCAAAAGCGAAAAACAACCAAGAAACTCAGGCAATTTGGGAAAGTCAAAAAGGTGTTTTTGAACAGTCTGGTTTAGCTGAAATCATGCCTGATATGCAGTCTTTATTGGCTTTGGTTGCAGCAACGAATAATCGAAAACTGATGGAGCAAATTACTCAAAATGCTTTGAATAAAGGTGTTGGAACATTAGACCTAAAAGCTAACTATAATAAAACCCAATTGGCTTCTGTTGGAATAAATGCATTTGATGTCACCAGACAAAATGCAGAGTATCAAACCCTTCAAGATTCAACCAAGTTACTTGGTGAAATGGGCCAAAAAGTGGCTGAGGTCACAAACAAATATCCTGAATTGATTACTGCAATGGGTGCAACAGAATTAGCCCTCAAAGCTCTTGCCTTTACAGCTGGAGGCGCTGCATTGGCACAAATAGCAGCAAGCAAGAAAGTGGATATACCTTTATCTACTACCGCTAAAGGTGCAGCAACTCAGGCAGTTGGTGGCGCATCTGCTCTTGGAGGAGTTGCAGCTGCGTATGCTGGCTCACAATTAATTAAACCAATTGATGATGCCGGGTATAACCTTGTAAGTGGGCTTTTAGCAAAAATTGGTATTGGTTCTGGTGGAGAAAGTCCAGACTTTGTGCAGCAAGCCATTGAGCAAAGCAAGGCGCAGCAAGCTTCAGCTGAAGAAAAAAGCAATAAGTTGATTGCAGAACAACAAAAACAAAATCAGTTGAGCCAAGATTTAATTAATAAAATGAATACTTTGATTGATGTCACCGGGCAAAACAAACCTACCATTAATTTTAGTGGTGGCCTATTAGGTGCAATTTCTGAAAATGCAGTAGCTCAAGAAAAACGCCATGGTGCCCCAAATGTACCATTTTATTTGCAAAAACACTGAATTGGGCGGAAGCCTTTCCGCCTGACATAAATCACTCATATTTCCCATTATAGCCTCACTAGATGTGAGGCTTTTTGTTATGGGTTGGGATACAGATTTACAGGATGCAAGTTTTCGTGGTGTGCAGTTTGAATGTACGTCCACCAAAGATGCTTCATCCAAAACTCTTGCTATCAAACAAGCCCCATATTCAGATGAAGCTGAAATTGAAGACATGGGTAATGAACCACGTCGAATTTCCATTCAAGCGGTTTATACCGGGTCTGATTATTTAACTTGGGTCAATGCTTTAGAGTCGGCTTTGCTAGCCACAGGATCAGGTGAGCTAATTCATCCTGTCTTTGGTGTTCAGCAAGTTAATGTTGTTAATCATCAAGTTGATCATGATGCTGAAAATCCAGACTTTTGCAGCATTTCAATTGAGTTCATTAAGGCAAAGGCTGAAAAGCGTGAGCTGTTTGTACCTGTTGCTGTACCTGAGAAAATTGCCACAACAACAATTATTGATGCTCCAGCTTCAGCGTTAGAAAGTGCATTAGAAAAACTAAAAATTTCAGACAGCGATAAATTATTTAGCACAGTCAATACGATCCGCAACGGTATCGATCAGGCACGTACCTATTTAGGTGTTGCAAAACAAGCAATTGAAGATGTTTTATCACCTGCTGACTGGATTGTTGGGCTAGTTGATGACGTCACTAAACTGGTGACCTTTGATACCAATATTTCGGCTTTATCGAAATGGCGTGATATGGTTCATCGTGTTGAGCGTTTTGAAAACCTTTTTCAAAATGATGATGACTCTCCAGAGTTACAACGTGTTTGGCGCTCAACACTTGCTGCTTCACAAGTGGCTATTGCACAGCAAGTTGTGGCAACTACACGTACAGAAATGGCAAACAATCAAGAAATCAGCTTTACACCAGTCGATTTAGCACTTGTGCGTAAAAAAACACGTGAAGTACTTCAGCAAGCTATCCGTCAAGAACGTGTCATTAATACCTTTGAAAGCATCACCCAAATTCAGGTCTACAAAGACGTTGCTGCTCAGATTCATGATCAAATCCAAGAACTCATTGAAACACGTCCACCAATTACAAAAGCACAAGTACCAGTACCTTGCACCCTGCATTGGTTAGCCCACTATTTATATGGTGATATGAGCCGTGCTGATGAAATTCGTCGTTTAAACCCTGAATTGATTAATCCTGCTGCATTGCAGGTCGGCATGGAGCTAACCATCTATGCAAGATAATGATGGTAATGAAATTCGCTTAGTGATTGCTGGCCTTGAAGCTAAAGGCTGGGATCAGGTTGAAATTGACAGTCAGATTGATACACCTGCCGAAAACTGGAGCTTTACGCTATTTGAAACAGGCGCACAAGCCCTAAATGCTGATATTAAAGGCAGTGCAAAAGTACAAGCTTACTATGCAAATCAAATCATTTTAACAGCTGTTGCTGATCGTATTTCTGAAGCTGTAAGCCGTGATGGCTATGGCCTACAGGTTTCTGGCCGTGACCTCGTTGGTCAGTTGATTGATTGTTCTGTGCCTATTTTTAATGGTCGTCAAATTACGCTTGAAGAGTTGGTAGGTCGCTATATTTTAGGCGGTGACTTGGGTTCACTGTTTCATGATGTCCGCATTCAAAACAATGCTTGGCTAAAGAACAAGGTGTCTGTTGAGCCGGGTGAATCATTGTGGGATTCATTGACCAAGGCAGCTCAAATCACTGGGCAACATGTCTGGCTTGATCCGGATGGAACGTTACAAATCGGTGACCCATTTGCTAATCCTTATCATGTGCAAACCCCATTGCGCCTGATGCGCCCTTTAAACAACAGCAATAACGTTTTAAGTCTTCAGTATGACAACGACGTGTCTAATGTTTTTAGTCATATCAAGGTTTTGAGCCAAGATGGTAACGCAAATTCAATCTTGTCTGAAACTACAGCACAAACACAGTACGGCTATAACCGTTTGAAAATCGTCAGTTTGGGCGATGTGGAAACTGAAGCTGAAGCAAATGCGGCATTAGAGAAAATCAAAAAAGACAACGATCTTGAAGCCCATACGCTGACTGCAACGGTTTCAGGCTGGATGATTGACGGGAAACTTTGGTCCACGGGCTGGTACATCAATTTAGAAACCAATGTTTTATCAAGAGCGACAGCTAAATGGGCTGTGTATGGTCGCACATTTCAGCTTGACCGTAAGAATGGCAAAACAACAAAACTTCTTCTGAAGCGTCAAGGCGATTGGGCAAATCCATTGGTTCTGAAGGAGAAAAAATCATGATGAAAGCGGTAGCAGCCCAGATAAATAAGGCAATGAAACAAATCCGACAGCCACTGTTCGCCCTGGTCGCGCGTGGTGGTTCAAAAGTATTGCAATTAAAGGGCTTTGCTGATGAAACCTTGCAAGAAGTAGAGCTTTTTCAGCAAGTCGGCTTTAAATCTCACATCCCTGAAGGCGCTCGTGTCGTTGTGATTCCCTTACATGGCAAGACTTCCCGTTCAATTGTCGTTGCAACGACAGGTGGAGCTGTTGTTGTCAACGTGGATGAAGGTGAAACAGTAGTTTATGACCAGTTCGGGCACAGTCTTTTGCTTAAAGAAGATGGCACGCATATCACTGCTGGTGACCTTTTTGTTGATGACGGTGATTTGCATGTAAGGAATGGTCAAGTCTTTGACAAGAAAGGCTCAATGCAGGAAATGCGCGACATTTACAACAAACACAAACACGGTAATACACCGACTCCAACAGAAACAATGTAGGTGAATCATGGCGAATATTGATTTAAAAACGAAAGATTATGTATTGATGAGCCTTGATGCTGCATTTAGCAAGGATGAGGTTCAAGCAATTTGTCAGCGATTGAACATCCATCGACGTAAGTACTGGGCGAATTCTAAAATTGGTAGCCGTTTTTATACTCTGAGACGCTCAAAAGATGTAACTCGTACTATTCAAACAGTTAAGCAATATGCTGAAGAAGCCTTAGAAGGCTTGGTGCCGAATCGGTTTGCTTCAATTTTGGTAAATGCTTATCAGACAGTTAAAAGTCAGGTGGACCTAAATATTGAAGTTACACAGCTGTCAGGTCAAAAACAAACAATCCTTTATTTTGTTAAAGTTGGAGGCTAAACAATGGCATATCCAATCAAGACATTTGACCAATTACGCTCTGACATTATTCAGGAAATCCAGAATTTAACTGGATTAACACTGGATGATGAAGATGATGCAGCCATTCGCGCAGATGGTGAAGCTGCTGTAGTTGAAGGCCTTTATCATCATCAAAGTTATATTCAAAAACAGCTTTTTGTTTCTACAGCTGATGAGCCTTTCCTTTATATACATGCAAAACGCTTGGAATGTCCGCGTAATGGAGGCTCTAAGGCTTCAGGACGAGTCAAAGCAACGTCAAATACTGCTGTAACCATACCAGCTGGCACGAAAGTCACAGATGGCAAAGGTCATTATTGGCTAACTTTATATAAAGAGATACTTACCGCAAATAAGCCAAAAGAAATCCAAGTTATTGCTGAGTTTGAAGGTGTGAGCTGGAATTTCGATGGTGAGCAGCTGCTTTGGGTTAGTCCACTGCCGGGTGTTGCAGCACAGGTGGATGTCGTTGAAATAACTGCGGGTGTTGATGTTGAAGACGTTGAAGCTTGGCGTCAGCGGATGATGGACAAAGAGGCTTTAGGTCTTATTCGTGATCGTGAAGCTGATCTTAGACGTATCGTAAAAGATGTGCCGGGTGTTGCTGATGTTTTTATTTTTCCGAAACGTCGTGGGCTTGGTTCTTTGGATGTCGCAATCACAGCAGCTGGTAATCCTCCGAACTCCCCAAGTGCTGCACTGTTGGCTTTAGTTCAAACGGTACTAGATGAATATGCTGGATTTTGGGGCGATGTAAGAGCTTATGCACCAACAAAAGAGTATTTGAATATCACTGCATTGGTAACAGGTAGTGTGAGTCAAACGGATGTTGAAAAAGTCATTCGTGATTATGTTGGATTGTTAAAGCCGGGAGAAACTTTTGTTGCTTCTACTCTTGTTAGTCAAATTAGAGCATTGCCGGGTGTGACAGATGTTCAGCTTACACCAGCGTTTAATCAGGCACCTACTTTAAATGTGTTTGTGACTGGTTGGCTCCGGATCGGCATTTTAACGGTGACTATGTTATGACCTTTGAGCAAACAGTAGAGCTTTATGCTTCAGTACTTCGCCAATTACTACCTGCTGGCGGCTATGACACCTCGCCTAAAGGAGTCGTTGCAAAAGATGTATACGCTCATGCAAAAGTACTTGCACAAGCTGATATTGATGCAAAACGTATTTTGACAACGTTAGAACGTATTCCTGAAGAATTATTAAGTGAATATGAAGCTGCTCTAGGGCTACCACTGAAATGTTCTGTAAATACAACAAAAACAATTGAAGAGCGCCTTCAGATTATTCAATGGATTCAACAAACAAAGAATGTTTTAAACCGTACTTATCTTGAAGGTTTACTGGGTTTGTTTGGTATTGAGTTGATTGATTTAGTGCGCTTCAGACCTATGCAATGTACAGCGACAAGTAATTCACCAGTAAACACAGAAAGCCTGCGGTTCAAAGTCAAACTGATCTTAAAAGCCCCGGTGCAAGCTGACATGGCATGCATCATTGAAAACTATTTACCAGCTTATTTACGTTATGACATTTTGGAGCAATTATGAAACGGATTGAAAGTGTAAATGCACGACCTGACATGTTCGGTACAGGAAAAAAAGGGTTCCATTCAAATGAAGATGTTCCCGGACAAGATGCAACTTATTTAACGCCTGATTGGTGTAATACAATTCAAGAAGAGCTTGCCAATCTTCTGGAAAAGCATGGGATAGTTCTTGATCCTAATAATAGACAACAGTTGTTTGAGCTTCTTGCAACGTATCCTGATTTAGAGAATTTAGCTGATGCTATTGAGGCGCGCTTTGTTTCTGAAGCTGCTTTTAATAAACAAGCACGTGATGAATTACAAGCACAAATTACAGCCTTGATGAATCATGTGGTTTACCCAAGAATTGTAGCTTCAGGGGTCCTTTATTATGTGGGCGGTGAAAATGGTGGCTCACTTTCATGGTTAGGCGGCACTGATGGTTGGAGCGTTGAGAATGATAAGGTTGTAGCTCCATCAATTTACAACCTTACAGATCGTAACTTTGGAATTTTTTTAAGTCCTGAATCGAGTAATGAAAGCCATAGTTTTGAACGAGATGTACAAAACTTTAAACCTAAGATTTGGGGGCGATCAGGCACTAATCGTATCGGATACAATGGACAGGTAGGTTTTCAGGTAATTCAGCATAAGAATCCAAACAGTGTATCTATTGATGGTGATTATCCTGTTGGAATTTATAGTTTCGTATTACAACCTAATGAATCGAAGATATTTACATTAATTGGATCTGGCGGTGGTGGTGGCGCTTCAATTTCTTCTAGTACTAGCTCTTATCCTTTAGCCAATGGTCAAAATGGACAAAGTGTTGAACTGAAGGTAAATGGTAATAGCATTGCTATTGTTCACGGCGGTGGTGGCGGTACTCAAGGTGTTTGGGGTAATGGCTCTTCCTTTAATAATGGTTCAGCTGGACAGCTTGGTACAGTTGAAATCATTGGCGTATTCGATTCAACAACAATTACTGAAGGTAAGGTTGGTAATGCAACAATGGCTAATCATACAGGTGGTGCTTCAGTAAGTCCTATTGGTTTGTTTGGACAAGGTGGTAATGGAGCAAATGGTATCGGAGATGACGGCTATTCATTTGGAGGTGGTGGCGCTTCAGGAGCAGTACTAGTTGCCCAGTACACGAACAATAGCTCTAGCAACCAGACAGTTACTCTTATTGTTGGTTCTGGCGGTGATGGCGGTGCTAAGGGATGGTCTGGATCAGATATTATTGGTGCGAAAGGACGTGATGGTTTTGCTCGAGTAGCTACTGCTGATTAATTGAAATTGTTTTGCATATTGTGCAACGGGATGATGAGGCAATTATCTCAAAAAAAAGCCGAATTTATCTCGTCGCGCATCATCTTGGTGGTGGTTACCTATGCCAAAACCGAAAATGCCAGTACATTTAGTTGTAGGAAAAGAGAGTGCCTTCTTAAAAAGAGGTTTTCCTCAAATGGCAAAACGTAAAATGGGGATTCCATTTAGTGTAGTTGAAGGAGGGCATATGTTCCCTCTAGAGCATCCGATTGATACAGTGAATTATATTAAGGAACTTATTCACCGTAATTCACGCTAA